GGGCTCCTGTTGAGGACATATCACCAACAGCTAATTGATTACCCGTAGATGAGACCGTGCCTGTCGAAGAAAGATTTGAAAATACACCTGACGTTGCGCTTACATATCCGCTAGCATACATGCTACCGTCAGATGAAAGCATTAGGTGAGTTTGAGCAGATCCATCGAGAATCAATGGACCAGTCATTGTATCACCAGTGGTATCTACGAATTGACCGGAATCAATTCCCGGAATACCATAGTATGTGGTAGCACTAATTACGGTTGCACTAATTACTGGAGTTGTTAGTGATGCAGTGGCTCCTTCCGTTGTTGAGCTTGCGTCACGAACAGTTAAAACGTCTCCATTTGTACCATTAACGACAAGTCTCTTGTTTTCGCTAGCATTCTTACCAGTTACTTTAAGAGTTGCGCTGCTTGCAATTTCTAATCTAACAGCATTAGCGTATGCTGAATCAAGGGTTGCTGGGGCCCCGCCCGCGCCTGCGCTGGCGTTAAATTCAAGGATACCTGAGGTAGGGATAATTAAAACGTTAGTCATGATGAATTCCTTATAGCTCTACAATCAACTTAGGCACATCGCATCGTTCTGCCTGTACCAAATAGTAACAATCTATCTTTATATAGTCAGTAAAACTTTCATAATCGAGATAGACTTTATTATTTTCTACCTTTTTTATGAATAACTTTTGATTAGATCCTATTGGAGTTATTTGCACGGTTATCGAATCCGGGTCAACTAACTTCCTCCAGTAATCCGGTAATTCTATTATATCGCTATTTATTAAGCGACCTCTAACATAAACACCGTTTTCCGGGCCTTCCAGACAGGCGTATCTTAATAATTTCTTTAAAGGAAAGAATGGGTGTTTAATTAAAAAGGATTTAGTTACAGCGGCTAAGTGAGCAAATACGGTTACATTACCACTAAACTCAGCCCCAGATAAGTAGGCGTAATCCCCTGCTGGTTGAAATAAACTGGAAGCTAAATGGCTTAAACCAGTGCCGTCTTCTCTAACATAGACTAACTTTCCAGCATTTGAATCATCAATAAAAAATGCATCAGTTAATTGACTAAATGCTTTTACTGGATTTGTGTTAACCCAAGAAGAACCATTATATTCTAATGATTGCCCGCTTGCTAAACTTTGAATTCTTACGTCTTGTATGTTAGACCCGAGATATATCCCGGAATAATTTATTGCTCTAACCGTAGTCGCACTTAATTGAGGCGTGTTTAACGTTCCGGTCATTGTATCGCCGGAGGTGTTGACGTAGTTGTTATTTAATTGAGCTAAGGTCCAGTGATTTTGAGTTACATTTGTATAGTGAGCACTAAACTCATTCCATCCATAAGAATCATAAGCATCTACAGTTCCATCTGATTTAACGACGAGAAAAGGGTGGTTTTCTGATGGGGTTGGAGGTAGAGCAGAAGTAAAACTAGACGGTGCGTAATATCTTAACTGTAATCCAATGTTTGTAGCAGATGTTGCTATCTTATCTGGATTTATAAAAGTGTATTCTGGTATTCCTTCAGTTGCATCTTGTAAAGAAGAGACATCTGTTTCTAATACAGTTACCTTGTTTTGAGTTACAGTTAATTGTGCTGCTAGTGCCGCAACATCTACATCGGTTATTAGCCAACCACCGTTTTCTGTGTATTGTAAAGTTTTATAAGCCTCTATTTGTTGTTTTTTCTTTACACTGGTTATATTAGCTAAATTATTTTTTATTTGAACAATTACAGTTACTGCAGTTGCATTAGGGTTGTAAACAGATAATTCTTGTATCTGCCTCTTTGTTCCAGTTGATGGTGCAGAAACCATGGTAACCGGGGTGGTTCCATTAGTTTGTCCACCATAAGATCCTAAAGTAGCTCCATTATTATGATCAATCCAGCTTACTGCAAATAGTAATTCCTCATCCGATGAAGCGGAATTAAGATATATTTCTAATAAGTAATTTGGTGTGGATAAAATCATGTCTAAATGTATTTATCATTCTAGAGGAGAGACCAACCTTTATGCATTATGTATTGTAAAGTTTTATCTGCTGGTATTTGTTCTTTTTTTCTTGTTATTTCTGTTGCAGAGTAAAATTGGCTTATTGTTATATTGTGGCTTATTGTATCTGCATTAAAAATTGAAATTCCTTTAATTTGTCTTTGATTTGGACTTGTTGCCGGATTTAATATGGTATTAACTCCAGTAGTGCTTATTGAAAGTGATTCATTACCTGCTACTGGAATTCTTGAGGTGTGGTCTGCATAATCAATACTAACATGAAGGGAGCTTGTTACTATTGCTTCCTCTAATGTTATTTTTAATGATTGATTAGTGTCAGATAAAAACATAATTAACTCACAAACACTGTTAAATGCAATCTACTTATAGCACCACTTACAGATTTAATTACAAGAACTATCCAATTTTCAGAAAATGTAACGTTAGTTGGATGTGAATTTCCTGCAGTTGTACTATCAGTAACCTCATTTTCATAAAGAACTGGATTTAATACATTTGAGGAGTCTGCTACGTCAGCGGTTTCATAAATACTCCACGTTGCAGATGTTCCACCAATAATAACAGAGTTAATTTGATTTATTGTATCTATATAACCCTCTCCATAAAATAGAGGGATAATCATGTTAGCTGAGGGATTCTCTATGTTTATTGAAATTGGTCTTACTTGCTTTGGAATATTTTGATAAGTAGTTGCAGATACTGTTGTCGCACTTACAGTTCCTGTAAAATTACAACCGGATAATGTAGCATACTGAGTATGTGGGTTACCTGTTGTCAATCCAGCAAGATCATTGTGGGATCCGGGAGCATAGTAACCCCCAGTATTATTCCAAACCAATACTTGGCCTGTAGCAGATGCAGGAGTTCTGCTTACATTATGAAGTTCATTAATTTCGTAACCATGTTGAACATGAACTAATATTGTTCCAGAGGAGCCAACCTCAATAACTGAACCAATCAATTCTGGGTGACTAGGAGCGGCAGCATATAGATTTGTTAAATTGCCGGGAAGCTCTCCTAAGTATAAAATATCTCCTACATTAAATAATGATGTATCAACTCCTGTTAGGGATCCGAACAACATCATTAAACCACGATCACCATCATTAAGTGTTTCTTTTAATACACCCATTCCTTTGTGAGTTGTAGCTTCTGCTGATGCCGAAGCTAAAGCTATTGCAGGCATGGTTGCAAAAGTACCACTCACATAAACAACTGTTCCTATATTTAGAGTTGTCCCAGTTTTATTTACGACTCTTAATGAAACTTCTTGACCGAGTCTTAAATCTGTTTGATTTGCACTTCTAAGTAAAAGTGTTTTTGTATTATCATCATAATACAATAGACCTTCATCAATATCTAAACCTGATGTGGCTGATGTATTAACGTTAAACTGAAACGCAGCACCAGTATTTATGACAGCATCGTTGCTGTATATTTGACCTATTAAGTCAAAGTTTATCCATTTGTCAGTTGCTGGATCATATTTTAAATAGTGTCCGTCAGGATTTCCAGTAATTACGACATCATCTAAATTACTTAAAGTGGTAACTCCTCCTGTAGCATTTTCATTTACCCAAGCGTTAACTGCCGTTGACCAAGTTAATACTTGCCCATTTGTTGGTGTTGTAGGATAGTTTATATCTTTCAATGCACTTGCATCTGTAGCTGATAAAAGATTTACAGTTTTGCTTCTAAGAGCAGATAAAGACCAATGACTTATAGTATTATCGGAATAAATTGGATTCTCAGTGTAAGCACCAACACTATTACCATTAACATATCCATTAATATGCTTATAAACCCAATGATCTAATAAACTCAATCCTATCTGTAAATTAGAGTTTGCTGTAGATACTGTATATCCCGCAAAGTCAGGTTGGTTTCCAGCAAACTCAATATAAGATTTCCAAGCATTTGGAGATAATCCTTCTACTAAACTATAAGGTGAATAAGATTTAAGATCATTAACCTTAAAATGCATATCAATAGAGCTAAGACCTTCTGTCTCATCTCTAAAGTACACAACATCATCAAACATACATGTACTGGCAGAAGAAACTCCTTTGTCTAAAAAGAGTCTACCTGTCATAGTATCGCCAGCAACATTTACATAAGTTGTTTCGGCAGTAGCAGTTGTTAAATAGTTTGATGCAATTTCCCAACTATAAGTTGTCGCGCCACCACCATCAGTATTCCCAACAAGAAAATGATTTGTGCTATTACTAGCTGGTTTTACTAATACAGAAGTACTGCTTCCATTTGAACCAACATATGGAATTGCATATGCCCCTTTATCCTCTAAAGTAAAATAGTATTTATCTAATCCCGATTCAGACCTTGTCCAGACACCAGCAGTTTCTGGATCTGTTGGATCTTGAGTATAAGGTGTTGCGGTTGCGACAGATGCAAAAGAAAATTGAGTACCATCCCACTTTAAATAAGTATCCGGGGTTTGTGCTGAGACTCCACTAACAGAACCATCCCCTTTACGATAATAAACAGCGTTATTAGGGGCATCTACAATTTCTACATAGTTTGCTAAGGTTGCTGTAAAAGTTGTTAATTCTGTTAGTGGTATAAAGTCTATATCAGTTCCACCCGAATTAACGGCCAATATTTCATTTGCTCCTCCTCCGGTTGTTACTGCTGGTGTATTAGCTCCTGTAGAGTAAATTACTTGCCTAGGCCCAGTAAATACTGCTTTTGCTACAAAATCTCCTGAGGCTGCGGACACTGCAGATACAGCGATCCCTGAAATACCACTAAAATACCAAAGACTAGCTTCGGTGGTGCTTTGTACTGGAGGAGAAGCTCCTGCCGGGGTTTGCCAAGCAAAGCCTCCAGCAGTCCAACTTAAATAAGTTCCGGGTGTGGTAGGAGCAATAATCCCGTCAGCAGCGTCATCACCTGATTTATAATAAATTTCATTAGTTGCACCAGCGTCATCTATTTCAACGAAAGCAGCTAAAGCCGTTGTTTGAGCATAACTTCCTAAGGCTGTATTTAATTCTGTAGGAGTTATAAATTCAGCATTTAATCCGTTAAATGTCCATACCGACTCAGCGTCAGGCTCACCCGTCGCATTGACGGAATAAGGAGGAATACCTGCTGCCCCACCCGGACCCCATGAGTAGACTGGATCACCAGCATCATTTGTGGATACGTTTAGATAACCACTAGTATTGGGATCAGGTAAGGTTATACCACTAGCAGTGCCTGCATCTTCTCTAAAATATATTTGCCCAATTCCTGCATCTGATACGGCTAATCCTCCTCCTGCAACGGGGAGTCCAATCCAATCAGAAGCAGAAATAGAGGAAACTACGAGATAGTTAGTTTCTTTGAGACCATCAGCACGACCTTCATCATCGTACCTTACAACTAAAGGATGTTGATATGGCATTGGCTATCACTTTTTGCCTCTACGACCTTTGCGTAACATCTTAAAGTCATGTTTATCTAGCTTTCCATTTTTATTAACATCTATTCGATGCTGGTTACCAACTAAATTATCAGACTCTTCTTGTTGTTTTTCACCTCTTAGAATTTTAAAATCTTCGCCATCTAATTTTTTATTTTTGTTTTTGTCTAAAATATGTTGCTTACCTTTTAAACCTTTGTGGCTTGATTCTTCTTGCTTTTCTTCTTCGTCTTCTTCGTCCTCATTTTCTTCGTCTTCCTCCTCACCTTCTTCTTCCTCTTCTTCGTCATCTTTGTGGGAGTCGATATCGATGTGGACTTCATCATCATCGCTGTCGGAATCTGCATCAGCATCAGCAGTATCAACATCAATGTTGACATCTCCATCTCCTTCGTCTTCTTCATTTTCTTCACCCATTTCGTGATCTTCCATAGCTTCTTCTTCTGGGGTCTCTTCGCCGCCAAAAGCTTCAGCATCATCTTCTGAACCCATATCACTCTTTAATTGAGAGATAAGGTCTTCTAATTCTTTTAAATTGCCTAAAAGTTCTTCGTTATCTTGTTCTGGGACTTCCTCTTCTTCACCTTCCTCGCCACTCATTCCCATTGCTTCGGCAGCGGCATCCTCTGAATCCATTGTAGGGGCGGCTACATCATCGTTATCCTCTCCTTCTGGTGCCATAGCATCTTCCTCAGGCATTTCTTCGCCCATATCAGAAGCCATTTCTTCTTCTGGCATTTCTTCTTCGGATCCTTCTGGGGCATCAATTTCTGCCCCGTATTGATCATCGTCTGTCATCTCTTCTTCACCTTCTGGTTGAAGAGCTTGAGTTAACCCCCCAATATCTTGTCCCATTAGATCCCCAGCATCACCTTTCATGTTGCCTTGAATCATTTTAAGAACTGCTCCAATCTTACCTAAATCATCTGCGACTCTGTTGAAGTCGAGATAGTTCATTAAACTTGTTTCATTAATAAAAGTCTTGTATTGAGCTTTGGCAAAAACTTCATTTAAGAAATCAGCGACATCAATGGTATCAACTCCATTTTTGTCTTTAAGCATTTCTGCCATCTCACTTAATACTCTTCTAAGATTAGACTTCTTAGGGGTCATTAGTGATAATGCTTCAAATATCAAAGCCTCTGTGTTTGCTAGAGTTGAGAAGGTTGGAACTTCTGTTAAGTTAGCAACGTTTATTCCATACTTTTCATTTAACAAAGAAACCAGATAATTCTTGACTGGCTTCTTAGATTCATATACTAATGAAACAAACTTCTTAAGAGCTACTTCGCTGTAATCTTGTTCTAGAACACTTAAAACTGTTCTGAAACTTTCAGTTAATTGCTTCTTTGTTGCAAAAGCAAAGTAGGGTATTGTATGGATTGTTTGAGCTAGAGACTCATAAACCTTGTTACTGTCTTGCTCATAAATCATTGCAGCTAAATTTACAATCTCGTCTCTTGTAGACCAGATTGAGTTAAAGCTCTCTTTTGATTCATTTAACTCTTTGCTTATTAACTCAGACTTAGTTAAGTGCTCGTAAAGATTTTGAGTTACTCTTCCGGGAATCTTATAGGTTGACTCATTTAAACTATCTAAATCAATCTTTGGAAGATTAAAACACTCAGAAATTGCTGATGCTAATTTTATTGCATTCTTAACTTCCGAGATCTTAGAAATTACTTTTGAATTTGTCTTCAAGTAGTTTACAAGAAGATCCTTTGTCTCTAAAACTCTCTTAAACTCTTCGGTCTCAGTAATCTTTGAGTTTTGTAATCTTTGAGACTTCTCATTAAGTTTCTTTTTGGTGACATCAAACTGTAACCTAAGTTCCCATAACTTAAGAACATCATCAAAGCTGTTCTCAGCGGTTATTAGATCATTTTCAATTACGTTAGATAAAAAGTTAGAAACTTTACTATCAACTATTTTTGAAAACTCATCTTTGTTTTCAAATATATCAGTGCTTTCGACTTTTATATTTTGCAACAGGTGAGGTTTACTTGGATCAAAAGTTCCTTTTAGAACTTTATTACTTTCAGTAATGAAAGTCGCTTCATTGCCATCAATAGAAAATAGTTCTATATTTTCTCTTATTGATCTTCCAAGGAAATCTCCTAACTTAATTAAGTTAGCGAAGTAACGATTTCTATTTTCAAAAACATTAGTTAACATTTGTCACCTTAACCATCAATCTTATCTAGGATGTCTTTATGTTGATTTTTTAGTAATTTTATCTTTACTGGATAAAACAGCATTCATTGCTTCGATTGCTTGAGGGGAGCAACCACCCTCTTCCATTAACTTTAGAATGTCTAAAGTATTTGTTGATTCTGCAGTTGCTGTCGGAGGTATATTTTCGGCAGGCTCTTGGCCTCCTGCTTCCATTGGTCCGGGACCAGCCATACCAGCCTCAGGAGGTGGCCCTCCAGCCATAGGAGGCATTCCCATGCCGGGAGGCATACCTGTCTTAACCATCTGAACTATTGGATCTTGTGATTCCTTTTCTAAACTAGCCATTATATCTTTAATCTCATTATCACTCATTTGATAATAATTCTTATAAAGGTAATCAAGAGGGAATATACCAAGCATCTTTACAGCACCCACGACCCTAGCTTTTTGCTCGTCAATGTCTAACTGACGTTTAGCTGCCATGTCTGAAGGTTCAGGTAACTTAATTTTTACCTTATTAGTTACATAATAAGTAAATCCTCTAATTAAAAGATGTCTTTTAGCTAAAGTTTCTAGTCCTACTTCTATAGATCTTTGAATTCTAGATATGACTCTGGAGAATTTAACATCAAGTTGAGCTAAATTAGCTTTTCTTTCAGGTGCTTGGTCTTTTTCAACAAGGTAATCCTTAGGAATCTTGAGCGCAGCAAGTAATTTGTCACGGAAATACTTAACATCGTCAGTCTCTCCGAGATTTTCTGCTCCTTTTAGCGTTTCAATCTTGGTTCCGGTGCGATTTCCATTAACTGCAACGAAAAAATCTTCGTCAGCAGACATTGGATTGTATCTTGCGTTAATATTTCCTGTTCCGTAATCGTAAAACTTCTCTTTTCTGAACTTTTGTTTTTGTTTTTCTAAAAACATTTCAGCTTTTGAGGCTGGAAGCTGCCCTACGTCGAGGTAAAAGATACGTCTTTCAGGTGCGCGGCTCAATCTGTAGATCAACATAGCATCTTCCATGAGCTTAAGTGATCTATAAATCTGTCTAGCAGACGCTGCAACGCTCTTTCCGTATGGGTAATAGTAAGGATCGGAAGTATGCAGACGGAAATGAATGATTTGATTCTTGTCAAGTGGAATTACTTGACGGTTTTTCATTACATCACCCTGAACACCGAAATTATCCCAGTCTTCTCTTAATGGAATTTCTTGTAAGAAGTCTGTTGTGTGTCCATATTCATTCTCTACACGATAAATGTAGTTTGGGTTTAATATTTTTATACGTTGAATACCAGCTTTAATATTTTTTAAATCAGGAACAATTTCAATAAAACAATCGCCATACTTAACTACGTTGCGAATAATATCCCAAAGGAATCTATCAAGATTAACTGTCTCAAAAAGTTCCTTAATTTCTTCTTTAGCTAACTCATCTTCTGAAATAATCTGCCATTCAGATCCATCTAAGTGCGTTTGAGTAGAGTCATCAGCATAAATATCAAATGCAGAACTGATTTCTGGATAACTGTCCATATCCTCAAACTCCTTATAACGACGTTTTCTATCGTATTCGGATTGCGTTATGTTGATATGGTCATTTTTACGATAAGGCGATACTAACGACCCCATCAAAGTGTCGGGCATTACAACGGTATCACCAGCTAACGGATGTAAATTAGTTTTAGGCTTCTCAGGTGTAGGTGTTAAATTGTCTATTGTTTGATTTAACCCATCTCGTTGATATTGTTGAGCTATTGCCTCAGCACCTTTAGTGCTAAAGAACTTGGCAAAAAACTTACCAATTTGGCCTATAGGAAACCATGGGGATCCAAATGCTGGTGTTCCCGTACCGAATTCAGTATAACCTTCGTCTATCTTCCTAGTAGCCATGAGATATCTTCCTCAGCAATACCGTTAGTAGACTTCATTGGGTACTTCCTAATGTTTATTGGCAATGGCATCATATCTTTAGTATCATGTATTCTTCTTTCAATAGGGGTTGTCCCTATTAAGTTAGTTAAACAATGATTAGTTAAGGCTAATGACATTACTAAATCGTCGTTACAATTGGTATCTGCAATATATTTATTGCTCTCATCGATAATAAAAGTTAAAAGTTCATTAATAGTGCGCTCAGAATTGAGTTTAATTTTAATTGCACGGATACTTTCATCCATATTAACCAGTATTTGCCGTCTTAAAGTGTCTGTTAACTGTAATCCTACCTCTCTGGAGTCATCTAAATATAAATTCTCGTATTCTTCTTCGTCTTTAAGGAAATAAATTAAATTATGTCCTATTAAATTACGTTCTGGTAGTATCTGAGCCAAGTTATAAATTTTACCTTCTTCAGCTAAAATCTTAGCAAAATCCTTTAAAGTGGTCCTATTGCTATAAAATTCAGCTACTTGTTCTCCATTATAGGCATCAATAATATGGAATGCAGAATAATCTAAGCCCCTACCCAAAGAACAATCTGCACCTATAACATATTCATGGGAAGGATCTGGTCCTTTCCAGATTCTCATGCGATTGTTGTACTTAGTCCAATATTCTTGATTAATGTTTTCTTGTAGTTGCTTTAAGATTTCACCGTCAATAAAGGTATTACCAGTACCTAGGAACTCGCACTCATATTCTTGAAGCCATTGTTTATGATTTAAATTAGCCCTAGTGATCATTTCCCAATTATCAACATTAATCGGTGGATCTCTGTTTATCATCTGATCGTAAAGCCAGTCGTACTCAGGATGACGCTTGTATTCTGGATGATCCTTCCAGTTGATGTCTATGGCATGGAATTCACTATCGCCCTTAATAGCGTCAGTATACGTTCTATAGAACCAATTACCAATACCATTTACTGTGGATAGTGCAATCACAGAACCACCAGTAGAAATGACTGGGTAAGCTGCTGCCCAAATTGTATCAATATACTCGATAAATGCAGCTTCGTCAATAATCAAGAGTGATGCGGACAATGAACGACCTGATTGTTTAGAAGATGGTCTAGATTTAATTACTGAGTTGTTTACAAACTTAATGTTATGTTTATTAATTTCAGTTACGTTAGGTTTTAACCAAACTGGTAACTCTTCATACATAACTCTAATTCTTTCCAGCACTTCGGTAGACTCAGCATCACCTTTAGATAAAATTACCGTTGTAAAGTGAGAATTAAAAATGCAGGAATGGAGAGCAAAAGCTGCTACCGTAGTTGTGCATCCAGCCTGTCTAAACTTTCTTAATATATTAAATCTGTGACTCTTAAAGTCTGACATCAACTTTTTTTGAAAAGGATAAAGTTGAAAATTAACAAGACCTCGTACCGGATGTGTAACTTTAACGTAATTAGATGTAAAATATACAGGATCGTTTTTACATTTCAAAAATTCTTGTTTTATTTTTTGAACATCCATGCTATGATCTCTTTATATGATTCATACATTAATATGTAGTAGAAAGAATAAACAACCTGAGTCATTAGAAAGACTTAAAAGGTACTTATTATTAAATAATCTACAATCATATTTTATAGCTTATGACGCACCTTCTATGTTTGAAGGCTACCAGCTTGGTTTTGATACCTTGAAACCTGCTGATGAAGATATTATAGTGATGTGTCATGATGACATTGAAATTATCACTGACGGTAACGATTACCCTAAATTACTAGAGGAATACCTTGCAGACCCTAAAGTTGGTTTTGTCGGAGTTGCGGGAACTACTTATCTCGATAAAGACGCTATCTGGTGGGACA